TCATTTTCGAGTATTTACGCTTAGCCATATCCATTACGCTATCCTCGACGGTAGATAAACTCACAGGTGTGAGAAACTACCGAGTACAGGGGAGAACGCCCTAATATTCATAAATACTAATTAGATGCCAGTCTCAATGACTACTGACATAATTTCGTCCCCTGTAATAAATAAAGAGTGGGGTTACACCTGTAAATCCTGCCCCTGGGTGCCGGAGGTATCCGACTCTGATGATTTCATAAGAGTGAAAATCAGAGAATCAATGAATCCAAAAGATTCTAGATCACATAATCTTAGATTCCCAAAAAGATGTAAATCATGTGATACAAAAAAGAAGCGATCTACCAGAAGAAGAAAAGCGATCGCCCGAGTATTCGGAATGTCTGCAGGAATTGGTAGCTTCTTGCCAACATACAATTATCCAAAGTTGCTAACGTTCGCTCTGCCTGTTCAACCTTCAGAAGAATTTGAAGAACGTTACGTACAAATCAAGCTATTAGAAGAAAAACTTCCTAAAGCTAGAAAAATATTAATGAAAAACGGTACACTCGGAGGTACATTCGCAATTGAATGTACGTCTAGGTTGGCTAACCTTGACGTGTATCCTGAAGCGTTTATGCAATGGAAACACCATGCACACGTACACGCAGTATGCGTGAGTAATTTTGTTCATCATAGTAAACTCTCAGAGTATTGTGAACAACTAATTCCCCTGGGGCTAGGGAGAATTAATTTGAAAGCTCCAAGAAACTCAAAAATTGTAGCAGATTATATTTCGAAGTATCTATCAAAAGAAAATCAAAGACATAGAACGTTCGGTATTATGAGAAAAGTACCAGAACATGAAAGAGGTTGTATATGCAAACACGAAGACATGCAAGTCAATCATTATGTCTGTGAATGTTTGATATGTTAAGGGCGATCCTCCTTCGGAGGCTTGCGCATAAGATAATAGTGTAATCAATATCCAGATACACCCTGCATAAAACGAATCTTATCTGAAGTAGGTACAGAATCAGAAGAAACTATTTCATCAAGTAAAACAATTTCAATATCAGTAGAAACTGCAGCAGTTGTAGCTATAACAGTTGGTACAACAAGAGGTCTTAATAATATTCCAAGAGCAGGACCAAGACCTGAACGTGACATTTCAGGTAAAGTAGAATATCCAGGTCCAAATGGACGATCCATAAATGGCAATCTCTTAGGAGCTGAAGGCCATTGTTTGTAAGGATTAATTATACCAAATTCATATGGTCCAGAATGACCACCTTTACGTAACCTATTCAATTTAATAGCATTTTCAACTAAAAATAAAGTCATTTGAGGATTCATTCAACCCACTCCGCATTACAACATAAACACACACAATGAGTTATCTCGTCATCAATTACGTTCTTTTCAACTTTAGAACGTGTACAATTACACATCAATATCGCCTTCGATAAGCACGATTAGATTTCTTCACAGTAACTAATTTCTTAGTTGACTTTTTTCCATTCTTGTAAATATAACGAACAGTTCTATTTCCTTTCTTAAACGTCTTTCCTTTCTTCCAAGCCATTATGCACACACTCCAACAACATGTTCTGAAGCCTTAGAGGTAAGGCCGAGGACATGCGAAAATAATACGAGTACAAGATACTCAATACGATTATTTTTGAGATGATCAATAACCATAGCCATTTTAGATGTTGCAATAGCAGTTTCAACGGGAGCATTCATAATATCACATCTCCGTCATAGGTTCACAAAGATAACCTCTATGAGTACCAGGTACAAGATCTACAAATATATCCCAATTAACTTCCTGATTAATACCTGGACCCATTCCAAAGTTATTAAATCGAACACCGATTAAACCACAAGGGAAATTTCCACCCTTCAAATGAAGAGTAGAAGAAACAGTAGTAGAAGAAATAACACTTTCATCATGTAACTCAAGACCAGGCAATTGATTAGCACCACCAGGATACATTGTATCAAAATTAACACCATCATTCTCAAATGGATAAGGTGCAATATTATTTTCAGTAATCATATCTTGAATAATTTCTGGATCTTGATTGGTACCTTCATTAAAAATAGCAGATAACCAATTTTCAGGAGTACCACCAGCGATGTCTGAAGCATCGTCAGGAGTATTTGGATCTAATACATTAGGCAAACCACGAGATGCAGCATAACCTTCGATCAATGAAACATTATTGAAACCAGAAGCACCGGTACCAGAATAAGAAGCACCGACTGCAATAATCTCTCTCTCTTCAACATCACCAACTGCAATAGTACCAGAAGGTGCAGTACGTGGAATAACAACCTTAGAAGGCTGCCATTCACCACGAAGAGCCTCGTTGTCTAAACAATCAACTGGCACAAGATTAGCACCAAAACCAGCCTGATGATGCTGGTCATTAGCATAAATTTTAAAATCCAAAAATTTAGGCTTAATTGAAGGATTTTCTTCAAGTGCTTGATTGTTCATTTTATTCCAAGCACGAAAACCCTTTTCCCAAGAATTGGACAAAACCCAAGTATTGGGCAACTTCTGGATTGAAACTGGACAATAAACATCGTTAGTAAAATCAGATCTACGTGCAACTACACGAATAGAACCGACTGCCCAGTTAATACCTTGACGATAAAATCGCCTATTCATCAATGAAGCACATTGACTAAGATCAATAAAAAAAGTTTTATCTTCATCAGACTCAATAGGTCTGCCAGTAAAAACAAAGGTCTGAACAGAGGGTTCAATCTTTGTCATTTTCGAGTATTTACGCTTAGCCATATCCATTACGCTATCCTCGACGGTAGATAAACTCACAGGTGTGAGAAACTACCGAGTACAGGGGAGAACGCCCTAATATTCATAAATACTAATTA